TCTGAAGCTACAGTTGCAGAAACAAACGCAATTTTTACTGCGTCAACAGAAGCACTAGATACGCAATTAAACGTGACAGAAGCCGATGCTACTTGTTGTGAACTAATTGAAACAGCACTTTGAGCCGCAATCGTTAAAGAGCCAGTAGTAACAGCACCAGAACTAATTGATACAGAGCTAACGCCAGAGAAAACAACATCCCCAAGGGTTACTCCATAAGAGTAATTCCCTCCTCCGTAATAACCAGATCCGTAAGCAGCCATATCAAGTCAAAGTTATATCTAAGCTTCCAGCAGGAATTCTAAACACATCACCATCATTAATTGTTCTATCAGCAGTCAAAGCAGCCCATGCCAACATATTGCCACCAGTAGACGCATCAAATACTGCTGCCCAACCAATTGTTCCCCAGTTGCCACCAGAGGCCGCATCAAATTCAATTGAAGCACTATTTGTGGCAAGTGTTGGAGATGTTCCAGAAACAGTTATTGTTCCAGTAACTTTACGGGCATAACCATTTCCTGACACCTCTGTGCCACCGCCAGTATCGCTAGGAGCGGCAGTAAACAATCCTACGTACCAAGCAGTAGGACGAGTTGCTGAACCCGTTGTAAACAAATATGTTAGTACAAGATTTTCGGTGTAATCATTAAAAGATGACATTTTTTATCCTAAAGATCGGGCACGAACAATAGGTGTAGAAGCAACAGAAGCCCTTTGATCTGCTATTTCTATGTCGCCAATGGAGTTTGAATACAAAGTACTCCACACAGCAAGACGTTCATCGTCTTTCAAATATGGAGATGCCTCAAGCAATGCACCATATAAGTACAAGTCTGGGGCGTAAGCAAGAAGCCAGTTGCTTGTGTTTGAATCACTCAATACTGGAATCTTACCATAATAAGTTAATTCACCCGTATAACTACCATCAGGAGTTGGAATTACTTGAATTTGCGTTCCAATAATTGTATAAAACTGAGGCTTTCCACTTGCAACATACTGTGTTGAAGATCCATAGTCACCCTGATTTTGGGTGACATATTGCAAATATGTAATTGGATTCGTATTTAACTGAAACTCTTTTGCCTGTAAAAAATCAGCAGGAAAAGCAAAATATTGAGTGTCTAAAGTGGCAGTAGCCCTTTTTACCATCTGGCGAACACGCAATTTACGATTAAATTTTGCCTCTGCCAATGTGATAAATGAAGGAATAACAGAAGTCAAATCATCCCGATTAAGATAATCAGCTATGGTTGTCTTCAGTCCACTGTAGGTGTCAATTGCCATTTTCTACATCCCTACACATTAATGTGTGTTCATGTTTATACTCAAATGTGCCAATATGGTGGATCTGTTTTGAGAGATCCTGGTCAACATAAGTTTTATGCCCATTCTGGGCGGCTCTACGGCAAAACCATACATCTTCACCAATATAGTCTTCCGCAGCGGGAACCCAAGGGATAGCAAACCAAGGATATTCCATAGATTTGTAGACTTCGGATTTAACAAGCATTACACCCATTCCGCAGTAGTCTACTTCAACAAGTCCAGTTGAATCGTCCTCAGTATATACCCGATTGATAAATGTTGCATCCATATCTGGAGTATTTTTTTTCACCGCAATCGGCTCGGTTGGGAATCTACGCTTGGCATAGTTTCCACAGACAATACCAGTATCATGCTTTAACAAGCGAATAATAGTATCCTTTGGAAAGCGCATATCGCTATCTAACCAAAGGGTGTGCGTACATTCCGCCTCAATAGCATCTCTCGCTAAATCCTGACGTTGTGCCGACAACAAAGTGCCAGAGCTAGTGTAGATCACTACTTTGTGATTTGTTGTACCTACAGTAAATCCAACTAGCCTAGCTAAGTCAAAGGCAAATCCAGAGTTAACAAAGTCCCGTGTTGGGACTAAAATCCCAATGGTCTTACTATCCATTAAACTTCTCCAGGTCTTGTGCGAAATGCACGATTATCAGGGTCATTGAGCCATCGTTTCATGTAGGCTTGATCTTCAAGCTTACCTTCTGCTTTCATTTGATAATACAAAGCCATTGGAATCGATGCAACATGGTGCAGATCACCCTTCCAATTAGCCTTTTCATCAAAAGAATTAAATCGTTCTTTGTTTGACTCTACTACTTCAGTAGCATCAATAATTGTTTGAATGGTCGCCTCATCTTTTTCAGCATCGTAATGCCAAAGTTTCTGAGTCCCCATCTCTAGGTTTGTGTCAAAGATTTTTGTAGTCATAAAAAAAAGGGTGGGTTATTAGCCCACCCCTTTGTCTTCAGATTAGGTCTGAATTGTAGAGTTCAGGTCATAGACAGCGCCATGAGCCTTCTCGTTCTTGATCTTCAAGCCCCACTCACACAAGAGCATACGCTTCTCGGCATCACCTGTCTTAGCCAGTTCAACTGTCTGGAAGGGACGCAGATAAGCAACAGATGCGTACTCAGGATCAAGCACAAATACATCACGCTCACGTTGGAAGCGGTTAGCAACAATGCTCACGTTACCGAAATCGGAAACATAAACATCCGCAGCGCCAATGATAGTTGAAGGTTTAGCACCTGTAACATTGAAACGCTGACCAGCAATGCCAGCCATCTTAGACAAGTTCTGCTTGTTAACAGGACCAGCCATAACGACAGATGGGTTGCCGCCTTCTGTCCACACCTTCTGAATTACGTCTTTCAGCAATGCTTCGCTGAATGAACGCAAGTTAGTAGTTGTGGCATCAGTACGAGCCGCATCAGGAATGGTTGTGTATGAAGGATCACTACCGCCAGTACCTTCGCTAGTATTGGTCTTTAAGAAGGCCAACAAAGCGCCTGATTTACGAGCAGATGACGTAGAACCAGCGGCAGCGGCTTGGTTAGCCAACATTGTTGACTCCATGTCACGCTTAATTTCCGCAGATTTTTTAGCCATTTGATAGCTCAATTCAGAGCGACGACCTGCCTTGTCAACAGCTTCCAATGTACCAGCAATGATTACATCCTTACGGCTAATCTGGGTGTAGTTGCCCAAACGAACTGTAGCTGTAACTGCTGTGAAAGAGGTGATGTCATCGCCCTCGATCTGTGCATTGGTTGTGATGGCAGCGGCCAAATCATCGGTTTGCCATTCAAAGAATGTGTTGGTGACGTTCTCACGGCCAACATTGCTCATGAATGGAGTCTCTTCTGGAGAGATCTGATAAATGACGTTTGAAAGATCTTCCCGTACACCCTTTGCGTCAAAGCGGGTGTAGGTGTTTGTAATAGCAGCCATGATAGGTCCTTAAATAAATTTCTCGAATAGGGATGCGGCATCTCTGACGCTTCCAGTTTGTGCAAGACGCTTTTTTGCGTTATTTAAATCGCTAGACTTAGAACTTACGCTACCCGCTGAACCAGGAGTGACCATCTTCGGGGCTTTTTTAATCTTTGCTTGGAATTCTGGACGCTTGCTCATCATCTGGTCATACTTCCACGCCTTATGGAGTGCAAGCAATGCCCGTGAATCGCTAATGCTGTTCAGTTCCTGCTCTGAAAAACCCAAATTCTGACCATACTCTAACAAAGCTTTACCTTCTGCTTTAGCTTTCTCTGGAGAACTCCACTCTGGAATTTTCTCTTTCAATATTGCAGTTTCCTGCGCTAAAACATTTCGTATCTGCTTTTGTTGTTCAACTTGACGCATTTGATTGATACGCTCTTGCTCTGCTTGAACCGCATACTTCTGTTGTTGCCTACGCTGATGAGATGTCCATTGACGGGCATATTCAGTTGGGTCTTCAACTTCTAATCGGTTCCAATCAGGCTCTTGCGGCTCAAACTCTTGCAGTTTTTGCTGTAATTGTCCTAACACCTGTGCGTATTGTTCACGCTCACCACGTACTTGCTGAAACTCAGACTCGACTAATTTGCGCTCTTCTGCTAGTTTCTGCGTTTTCCGTGTGTAGTCAGCTTCACGTTGATAACCTCGGATAAGTTCATCCTTTGGGACTTCGATTTCTTTGCCATCAACTTTGACAACAAACTTCTCATCCCTAGGAGCTTCTTCTTCGGACTCTTCGTCTTCACCTTCTACTTCTTCAGAAGTTTCCTCTGCTTCGTCTTGCGGCTCCGCAGATTCCATTTCCTCAGACTCAGATTCGGGTTGCCCCTCCTCTGGTTGCGCCTCTGCACCAGTGTCAACACCCTCTTGAGCGTCTAGCATGGAAGCAAAGCTTTGCGCTGCTTGATTTACTGTAATCGAACCGACTGCGTTTGCGTTATCGGACATATTTACCTCTTAGTTTAACAATCATTTGTTCGGGGGTCTGCCCCGTCTACGTACAAGGGCAACTTCTGCCATCTTGCCTGTATCCATCACAGAGCGTAGTTTTGCTCTCAGAATATCAACTGTTGTCAGAAGCAAGTAAGCTTGCTCTCTAACTGGTCCTTCCATTAGTTTGGAAGAACGAATCTCACGATAACAATCGTCTTCAATTCGTTTAAGCATTTCATTAAGGAGTTCATCCTCAAGAAGTAACTTAGCTCTGTCTCCTCTTGCGAGGTTAATTTCTAGATCGTCCATTTACATCATTGGTTGGGGCTGTTGAGGGACTTGCGTCTGATTCATTGCAGCCTGTTGACGGATTAATTCTCGGTCTGTATTCATTGCGGCATTAATCTCCGCACTTTGAATTTGTACACCATATTTCAATTCTAGCTCATATCTACGCAAAATACCATCTTGTTCAACACGATCTCTTTCACGATCATCTGACATAATCATTTTTTCACGTTCTAAATCCAATTCAGCGGCTTTCTTTTCAATATCTGCTTGAATAGATTGAACCTGTACTTGGGCCAACATCTCCTCTGGAGTAAGCTTTGGCTCTGGGGGTGGTGGCAATTGGAAGTCAACAGGTAACTGGTTAAAGTAATTCTGT